CATCCAGGCAACGCGGCAACTCACAAGAAATCTCTTGCAAGTTTCAGAACCAAGGTCCCCTCCAGGTCAACATTCGACGTGCCTAAAACAACTTCCTCGAACAAATCTGTGACATCTGATCCCATCAAAGAATAACGCTCAATGCAGAAGGCAGTGAAGTCCATATCAGAAAGACAGTTTTCAAGCGGAACAACTATCTTTTTGGTAATGTTATGCAACGTCACGCCAGCGGCTTTGGCATTCCAAGTGAGACCAGCGTCAACATCAAGCAGCTTTCGTTTCTCATCGGCCACGAAAGCAAACTCGTATTTGAATCGCTCTAAGAAGATGTTTCGAATGGTTGGAAAATAGCGGAACTCATAGGCGTAGCCGACAGATTTGCCAGCCATGTACTCATGGTCGGAAACAGCTTGGTTCTTGTTAGCTCGCATGTTGAACCTACCCAGAGCTTTACCCAAAATGGGGACCGTAAGGTGCTTACTCTGTGCAGGAACAAAAAACTTGCTCAAAAACGTCGCTGTCCACAACCTGGCGTGCCGTATGACTTTGGCTTCCATCAGAGCTTCGCTCGCAACAGAAGTGTAAATCTTTTCGACATAGCGGCACTTGCCAGTGACACGGGCTAGCATATCGTCGCCTAACACCATCGCTACTACAGTTTGCGGTTTCAATTCGATCATAGAAGCATGCAGAATGCACAAATTCCACCAGGTGTTGCGGAACGTTGTATCCGTCGCACCTGTGGGCAGTTGGTTGTGAAGCTTTGCTGTAATGCCATGCTTGGAATTTTTGACTTTGAAAGTGTTTGTCCTCATGTGGAGACGAACAAACCACTCCGGGCATCCCAAGACACGCATAAGCGCAACTTCAATCAACTGGACATCTGCACACTGAAACTTGTCATTCGAACTAAAATCGCATTCAATCCAAAAATCATTGTCAGTTTTCCTTTCAAGATGATGAGTGTACTCGCATGGGGTTTTGCGGTAACTGGTGTGGTATTGGTACTTGCCCTTCATGCCTTCAAGGCAATGATCCAAGCGTCTCATGAGCTCATTAAAAATGGGCCCAGAAATTGCATTGTAGACGTCGGTTCCCTTGAAAATGACACGAGGGGCCCAATTTGGCTTGTGTGTTACTAAAAGCGCCTCAACTTTGACAAAAATGTCCTTGTTTGTGTAATCCTGAAGAGTCACATTGCACAAATCGTTGATCGCTCTGTTCATCCTAGCTTGCTTTTCAGTACCAAATTTTGCCAACCAAGCCTT